TTTATTCCAGCCGAAGATTTAGTTGTTCCATATTATGCTACAGATTTAATGGAATGTGAAAGAATTACTCATGTAATAAAAATGGGTGAAAATGAAATTTTAAAAAAACAAGAGGCAGGATTTTATAGAGATGTAGAACTTAAGCCTACTTCTAAGGGTCCATCTGAAATTGAAAAAAAATATCAAGAGTTAGAAGGAATAACACCGGGTGGTGATAAACAATATTCTTTTTCTATTTTAGAGATGCATGTAGATTGTAATTTAGAAGAGTTTGAAATGCAGAATCCTGAAAAACAAGTTAAGGTTCCTTACATTGTTACAATTGATGAAGGCTCTGGACAAATTTTATCTATCTATCGTAACTATGATATGACTGATGAGACTAAAAAAAGAAAAGAATACTTCGTACATTTCAAATTTTTACCTGGTTTAGGATTTTATGGCTTTGGATTAACTCATATGATAGGTGGATTGAGTAGAACAGCTACGCAATCACTAAGACAATTATTAGATGCAGGTACATTATCTAACTTACCAGCTGGATTTAAGTCCAGAGGTATAAGAATTAGAGATGATGACCAACCATTTCAACCAGGAGAGTTTAGAGATGTAGATGCACCAGGTGGAAATATCAAAGATCAGTTTCAAATTTTACCATTTAAAGAACCATCAGCTACATTATACCAACTAATGGGCTTTGTTGTACAAGCTGGACAGAAGTTTGCAGCTATAACTAACATGGATACTGGTAATGATTTACAAAATAGAGCTGTTGGTACCACTGTTTCGTTGTTGGAACGAGGTTCGAGAGTCATGAGTGCTATACACAAGAGATGTTATTACTCAATGAGAAGAGAATTTAGACTTTTATCAAAAGTTTTTGCAACATATCTACCACCAATCTACCCATATTCAGTATATGGTGCAGATCAAGCAGTAAAATCTACAGATTTCGATGATAGAGTAGACGTAATTCCAGTTGCCGACCCAAATATCATGAGTATGGCGCAAAGAGTGACTTTAGCAAACGAAAATTTAAAGATTGCTATGTCAAATCCTATGATGCACAACCTTAGAGAGGCATATCGTAGAGTATATGAAGCATTAGGCACACAAGATATCGATCAATTACTTATACCTCAAGAAAAACCAGTGCCAAAAGACCCAGCAACAGAGAATATGGAATCTATAAGACAAAAACCTTTAGTTGCTTTTCCAACACAAGATCATAAAGCACATATTGCAGCTCATAGAGCCTTTATGTCTACAAGAATGGTACAAATAAACCCACAAGTCTATGCTGCTCTTCAAGCACATATATCCGAGCACGTATCTATGTTAGCACAAGGTGAAGTTGGGGCTATGATTCAAGATGATCCTATGATGCAACAAATGTTACAAGCTGATCCACAAGCTGCAGAATTAAAAATAGCTGCGATGATAGCTCAAAGAGTTGCAGAACTTACAATTGAACTTGCACAAAGCGAAGCAATGGGTCAAAAACAAGATCCTCTTGTTATGTTAAAACAAAGAGAGTTAGATTTAAAAGCTTTAGATTTACAAAGAAAAGCTGAACAAGATATGATGTCTAATGAAATTAGAGAAAACGAAATTGATGAAAGATTAGACATTGAAAAAATGAAATTAGAAAATAATGAAGATCAAGCTGCAGAAAGAATTAGAATTGCAGATGAAAAACTTGATATCGCAAGGAAAAAGAAAAAATGATGAAAAAACCTAAAGGTTATAGAGGTGGTGACGCTGCAAAATCTGATAGAGCTTCTGGAAGAAATGCGGGCAGAGCTGATGAAAGAGGAAGTGTTGATCGAAGTGCAGTAAGTGCAACATCTAATTACAGAAGAAATGTTTTAGCAGATCAAAGAAAAAAAACTATTGAAGCTATCACTCCAAGTTCAACTTTTAAAAATAAAGCAATCGCATTAGGTTTAGGTTTGGTAATACCAGGCGCAGGTTTAGCTTATAAAAGTGCTATTGATAAAACTGCTTTAGGATATGGAAGGTCTAATAAAAAAACTTCTGTAAATAAAGTAGATAGAGACAACTCAGGTGGAGGTGGAGGTGTAAACCAAAAAACTATCCAACCAATAATAACACCAATTCAAGCAACAAAACCTGTAGATACAAATTTAATAAAACCAAAAGATAATTTTTTTAACTTTGTGGCATACAAAGTTGGAGGCCTTTCAGGTGGAGTCAGTTATGGACCACCTCCAAAAAAAGGTCCCAATTCACAAGTGCCTCCAGTTAAAATGAAAAAAGGAGGACTTAAATAATGTGGTTATCAGCTATTAAACTTGCAGTATCAGCAGGATCAAAAATTTATGCTAACAAACAAAAAGCTAAAATGGCTATGTCAGATGCACAATTATTACATGCAGAACGTCAAGCTCGTGGTGAGGAAGCTTATCAAGGAAAACTGTTAGAAGCTAGGCAGACAGATTATAAGGACGAGGCGGTTCTCGTGATCTTGACACTTCCAATTCTGGTTCTTGCATATGGGGTCTTCTCAGATGATGCACAAGCGATGGACAAGATAAAAATTTTTTTCGAACATTTCCAAGCACTGCCGACCTGGTTTACAAATTTATGGATTCTTGTCGTAGCCAGCATTTACGGCATTAAGGGAACACAAATCTTCAGAAATGGTGGAGGTAAAAAATAATGTGGAATTGGATTAAAAAACTTTTTAGACCATGGAATCTTGTAAAAAAAGAAGAAAAACCTGACTATTCAAAAATGACAAAAGGTGATTTAAAAAAATTATTAGCTCAAGGTAAAATAAAAGATATTTACAATCCTAATAAATAATATATAGATTCGGTATGAATCTTAAAATGGCTTTGATAAATGCATTAGAAGATAGATATAATGCAAGGATATCTGAAGCAGATGCTACAATAAAAATATATCTGACTAATTCAGTAGGAATTGGTGAACACCCACAACACTTAGATGAGATAGATAAACAGTTAGCTATTATTACAGATTCAGAAGAAAAACTTACAGCTCTTCAAGCATTTAATATATGATTGAAGGAGATAGCAAAGAATATGAAATTCTAAAAGAAGCTTGTCAATCTTTAAATGGTGATGATCTATTTACTGCTGAGATAGGTGTTAGAAGAGGACTGGGATCAAAATTAATATTAATGAATTTAGAACATAAAAAACATTGGCATATTGGAATTGATCCGTATGGCAATTTAGACTACCAACATTATGATAATAAAAAACCTACTACGGCTGATTATACAAATGATATGAAGCATCAATTGATCAAAGATTTAGATTATAAAAACTTTTCATTATTCCAAATGGAAGATCATGAATTTATGAAAAGATTTGAAGATGGTGTGCCAATATACAGAGACAAGAAGGAATTAAGAAATAAATATGATTTAGTTCACTTTGATGGTCCCCATAAATCAGTAGATGTTATTAAAGAATCAATATTTTTTGGGGAAAGATCACATGCTGGTACAGTGTTTGTTTATGATGATTATCCTAAATTTGATATGGATTCAGTATTAAAAATCATTGTTAATGAGTATGGTTTCATGTTATTAAAACAAGGTAAAAATAAAATATCACTTAAAAGAAATTAATGTTAGATCATTATACAGTAGAAGCTATAAGAAATTCTATTAACAAACAAATTACAAATGTTAAAGAGCATATATGCTATGGGGTTGAAACGGAATCTCAACTGATGTATGCTAGAGGCAGACTCAGCGGATTAGAAACGCTGCTTCAGGATATTAAAAACCTGCATAAGGAGGATAACGATGGTACAACTGATAAAACCTAAACTTACTGATTTTGGTAAAGACCAAGCAAAAGAAGCAGAGGTTAAATCACAAATTCCAACTGATCCAAAAGGCATCAAAGAATATCTTGAAATCATTCCAAACCCAGTAGGATACCGTATGCTTGTAAGACCATGGTCTGGTAAAGCTAAGACAAAAGGCGGTGTTATATTAGCAGACGAAACTCAAGACAAAATTCAAATGACAACAGTCGTTGGATTAGTCGTTAAAATGGGTGACTGTTGTTATGCTGATAAAGAAAAATTTCCTAATGGGCCTTGGTGTAAAGAAGGTGAATTTGTTGTTTATGGCAGATACACTGGAAGTAGATTTCAAACAAAATACGGTGAACACCGTATTCTCAATGATGACGAGATCATAGGAACTATAGGTAAGCCAGAAGATATTCTCCATTTATTTTAATTAAGGAGGATAAACATGGCAGAAGTAAAAGACTATAGTGCAGAAGCTCTATTAGCCAAAGAAAAAGAAGTCGATTTAGATACTGATAATGTTAAAGAAGAAAATATTGAAGTAAAAGAAGAGGCTATAAAAGAAAAAGAACCCAACTTAAATGTTGGTGAAGTTGATCTAGGTTACACTGGTCACGAAAAATCTTCTGAAGAAAAAAAAGATGAACCTAAAATTGAAATAACTGATGAAGAAGTTGTTGAAGAAAAAAAGGTTGAATCTAAATCAGAAGAAAAACCAAACTTGAATGAATCAAGAAGAGATTATCAAAAAAGAATTGATAAACTTGTCTTTCAAAAGAAAGAAGCTGAAAGAAGAGAAAAAGCAGCACTTGAATATGCTCAAGGAATACAAAAGAAATTTGATACTAATCTTAAAAAGCTCAATACTACTGACGAACAGTATCTAAAAGAATTAGATGCAAGAGTAGATGCTCAGAGAGAACAGGTCAAAGTAGCTTTACAACAAGCTATAGAAAAACAAGATGCTTCTCAAATTATGGAAGCTAACGATAAGTTAACTCAATTAGCAGTAGAAAAAGAAAAAGCTAGATTAGAGATAACAAATCGTGAAGAAAAAAAGAAAATAGAAGAAGAAAATAAACAACAAAAAAACGTACAAGCTGATACCTCAAACAGCGGAACATCAGATTCTATGCCACAAATAACTCCGAAAGCTAAGAAGTGGGCTGAAGAGAATTCATGGTTTGGAAATGATGAAGTCATGACTAATGCTGCAATTACTATTCACAATAATATTTCTCAAGAGGGTATTGAAGTGGACAGTGATGAGTACTATAATGAAGTTAATGCAAGACTTAAAAGGTATTTTCCTGAAAGTTTTGATAACACTGATGACGAGCCAAAAAAAGAGACACCTAAACCCGTCCAAACGGTTGCCTCGGCTGGTCGTAGCCAACAAGGACGCAGAACTGTGAAACTCACAAAGTCACAGGTAGCGATTGCTAAAAGATTAAATGTGCCACTAGAGGAATATGCTAGATACGTGAAGGAGGATAAATAATATGAGTAATACAATTAAGAGAACTTCACGGGAGTCAGAGAATAAAGCAACGAAAGAAGCTCCAAAAGCTTGGACTCCACCATCCAGTTTGGATGCACCACCCGCACCGAACGGTTACGCCCATAGATGGATCCGTACTACCGTTCAAGGTTTTGAAGATACAGCTAATGTATCTAAAAAATTAAGGGAAGGATGGGATTTTGTTACAGTCGAACAAGTTCAAAACGAGATCGGCACTAATAAATATCCTTTCTATACCGAAGGCAAATACGAGGGGTGTATAGGAATTGGGGGCCTTGTGCTGGCAAGGATACCAGAAGAGATATTGGTTTCACGTGCTGAGTATTTTAAAAAACTTACTCAAGACAGAATGAACGCGGTAGACAATGATCTTATGAAGGAACAGCACCCGGATATGCCTATCAATATTGATAGACAGTCCAGAGTGACCTTTGGTGGTAGTCGTAAAAAATAATATTTTTGCAATACCTACCGGGTTATTAAAATAAACTGTTAAAACGGAGAAAACAAATATGTCAAATCAAGTAGAAAAGTTTGGTCTTAGACCTTACAGAAAACTAGATGGAACACCTCTTGTTGGAGCCCAAAACAGATACACGATTGCTTCAGGTTATGCAGATGCGATTTTCCAAGGAGAAATGGTTGAACCATTAGGAACTGGAAATATCCAAAGACATGGCCCGAACACTTCGGACGCTGTTGTGGGTGTTTTTAACGGATGTTTTTACACAGACCCAACTACTCAAAAGCCGACTTACAGCAACTACTATCCAGGTGGTGTTGCTGCTTCTGATATCACAGCATTTGTTGTTGATGATCCAGATGCAGTATTCCTAATGGATGCTGATGCGGCTTTTACTAGAGCAGATCTGTACAAGAACTACTCTGTTACAAACACAACAGGTGTTACACAAACAGGAATATCAAAACAGCAACTAGACGTTAGCGTTTCAGGTGTTGCAAGTACTTTTGCTGTACAAGCAATCGATATCTCGCAAGATCCAGAAAACTCTGACACAAGTTCTGCTAATGCGAACATTCTTGTTAGAATCAACAATCACTTCTATAGAAGTGGCACAGGTATAGCGTAAAGGAGATAAACTATGGCAATATCACGATCCCAACTAGTTAAAGAACTAGAGCCAGGTTTGAATGCTTTATTCGGCCTGGAATATAATAGATACGAAAATCAGCATGCTGAAATTTTCGTAACTGAAACATCTGACAGAGCTTTTGAAGAAGAAGTAATGTTAAGCGGTTTCGCTTCTGCACCAACTAAACAAGAAGGTGCTGGAGTAGTGTTTGATACAGCTGGTGAAACTTTCACTGCTAGATACAACCACGAAACAATCGCTTTAGCGTTCTCGATCACTGAAGAAGCAATCGAAGACAACCTGTATGACAGATTAGCTGCAAGATACACAAGAGCTCTTGCAAGATCTATGTCAAACACGAAGCAAGTTAAAGCTGCAAACGTGCTTAACCAAGCACAATTTGCTGCTGTTACTGGTGGTGACGGTGTTCCGTTAATTTCGAACGCTCACCCATTAGCAACAGGTGGTACATTCTCAAATGTACTAGCAGTAGCTGCAGATCTTAACGAAACTTCACTAGAGCAGTCGTTAATCGACATCGCTGGATTCGTAGACGAAAGAGGTCTAAGAATCGCTACTCAAGGTAGAAAGATGATAATTCCAAAAGAATTACAATTTACTGCTGAGAGATTGATGAAAACTCCTCAAAGAGTTGGAACAGCTGATAACGATATCAACGCAATCGCTTCAATGGGAATGGTACCAGAAGGATACTCAGTTAATAATTTCTTAACTGATACTGACTCGTTCTTCCTAATGACTGATGTACCTAATGGAATGAAACATTTCGTTAGATCACCAATCAAAACTGCGATTGAAGGTGACTTCGATACTGGTAACGTAAGATTTAAAGCTAGAGAAAGATACTCTTTTGGATTCTCAGATCCTAGAGCAATCTTTGGTAACGGAAACTTACCAACTAGTTAATAAATAATACAATTAGTATTACTTAAAAGGGGCGGTGTTCACACTGCCCCTTTTTTTGTGTATAATAAAAAGACCTAGAAAATAAATTAATTTTGTAGACTGACTAGGCAGACGGTATAGAGACTACAAAGTTTAACCGCTATACAAGGAGAAACTATTATGGCAACAACTAACTTTTCCGGCCCGATAACAGCTGGTCAAATAAGAAATACAACAGGAACTACACTTGGTGAAAATATAAAAAACATTGGACAAGTTTTAATGGCTCAATCAGTAAAAGTTGATATTATTGGTGCTTCACATTTAAATCAAGTTTGCGCAGTAATTCCAGCAAATTCACAAATAGTAGATGTAATTTTAAACGTTACTACAGTGAATAATGATACTGGTGCAGCAACTGTTTCAGTTGGAACAGTAGCGGATGCTGATGCATTTATAGCTACAGCTAATGTTAAAGCTTTAGCAACTACTCACGGTACTTTAGATACAGAAGCAACTAATGTTGGTACAACTGACATACAAGTTCTTGCTGATTTTACAGGTGCTAGTGGTGACGCAACAACTGGTGCAGCTACAGTTACTGTTATGTACATACAAAATAATTCTGTTCAAGACGCAGCAGATTTATAATAATTAATTAAGTGTGGGCTTCGGCCCACACAATTTTTAAGGAGATTAAATATGGCAAGTAATGGAGATATACAAGCAACCAGATCAACCGCAGCAGCAGGTGCTTCAGCAATAATTGAACCACCTATCAGATTAAGAGGTATTATAATTTCTTCAGATGGTAATGGAGCAGGTGTGTTAGAACTTACAACAACTTCAAATGCTGGAGCTACAATATTTATTGGTGACGTTCCTTCAGGAGATGTAATTAATTTTTCATTTCCGGAAGAAGGAATTTTATTTCCAAAAGGAATTTATTGTAAAACTAAAACTAACATTGCAGCTTACACTTTATTGACGGATAAATATTCAGGACCAGGTTTAACAGCGGGGTAATTAAATGGCCAATACTACTTCTGGCACTACAACGTTTGACAAAACGTTTTCGATCGATGAGATAATTGAAGAGTCTTATAATAGACTTGGTCAGTTCGATATGAGCGGTTATAATTTAAAAACTGCTCGAAGATCGTTAAACATAATGTTTCAAGAATGGGGTAATAGAGGTCTTCATTTTTGGGAAGTAGCAAATACCAATATTACTTTAGAAACAAATAAAAACGAGTATAAAATTTTTAGAGCAACATCGGACGGTAATTCTGACGGAGTTACCTCCACTCTAACTGCAGCTATAACTTCTACAACTGCAACTGCTGGAATTACTATTGCATCTAAAGATCGTATGCCGGATTCTGGTACTATCAATGTTGGATCTGAAAATATTTCTTACACGGGATTTAATAATTTAGAGCTCACTGGAGTAACCAGAGGAGTAAATGGAACTACTGCAGCAACTCATGCAGACGGAGCTTCTATAACTAACTTTGTTAATCAAGCTACAGAAATTTTAGAATGTTCTTATAGAAATAATTCTAATGTTGATTCACCTTTAGAAAAAATAAACAGATCTCAATATCAGGCGCTATCAAATAAAACGGCAACAGGTCAACCGTCACAATACTTTGTTCAAAGATTCGTTGACCATGTTTTAATAACAATTTATTTAACTCCAAGTTCTACTCAGAACGGAGATGTTATAAATTTTTATTATGAAAAAAGAATTCAAGATGCAGGTGCTTATACAAATGCAACAGATGTACCATATAGATTTGTACCATGTATGGTAGCAGGTTTATCTTACTACTTAGCTATGAAATATGCACAACCAAGAATACAAGAATTAAAATTAATCTATGAGGATGAATTGGCTAGAGCTCTAGAAGAAGATGGATCTTCAGCTAGTGTTTACATTTCTCCTAAAACTTACTTTCCGAGTCTATAATTATGGGTAACACAGCAAGAGGAAAACATGCATTATTTATTTCAGACCGAAGCGGTTTGCAATATCCATATACTGAAATGGTTAGAGAATGGAATGGTGCAAGAGTACATATTTCAGAGTATGAACCTAAACAACCTCAATTAGAACCGAAACCTTACACTGCTGATCCACAAGGATTACAACATCCAAGACCGGCTAGATTAGAACCACCTACTCCAGATTTATTAGAAAAAAATCCTTTTACTACAAACAATATTCTTATTGATGGTGATCAAACTGCTGTTTATGTTGTAAATCAACCTAACAGTGGAATATTAGTAAATGATGTAGTAAGGTTAATGAGTATTCAACAACCTTTATTATCCAGCACAACTGCTTTACAAATAAGTATTCAAGAATTAGAATTATCAACCACCTTAAAATCTAGCATAACTTCTACAGATACTTCTTTGGCTGTAGATGATAATCTTGGTTTTTATAGAGATGGTGGTTATATAGTTATTGAAAAAATAAATCCTACAACAGGATTTTTTGAAAATGAAGTAATTCAATATACAGCATATGATAGCTCTACAAAAGTATTATCAGGTTTAATTAGAGGAACTAACGCTCCATTTAGAGGAGTTAAACCTAAAAATACTACAGCTAGTTCCCATGATGCTGGAGCCAAGATATTTGGAGCAAGATTAGTTGATTCTTTAAATGAAACAACTCAAAG